GATTTAACAATGACGAATCAATGGCTGGTTACTATCCACACAGATGGGTAACTGAGTCAGGCAACCAAGCTGATGGTTCAGGTAGCTTTGGACGTAAAGCACAGCGTAAAGTTGTTATACAAGCGTTACAGGCTATGGTTAATAGTAATGATGATATTAGAGATGACGAATCAAGACTATTCAACGTTATGGCAACACCAGCGTATCCAGAGCTAATTGGCGAAATGGTATCACTAAACTATGATAGAGGACTAAGTGCATTTATCGTAGGTGATAGTCCAATGAGATTAACACCAGATGCTACTTCACTAAATGAATGGGCAACTAACGTTCGTAGGGCTGTAGAAGATAATGACGATGGCTTAGTAAGTTTCGACGAATACTTAGGCATTTACTATCCAGCAGGATTTACAAGTGATAACGCAGGTAACAACATTGTTGTTCCAGCATCACACATGGCGTTAAGAACTATTGCACTAAGTGATCAGGTATCGTTCCCATGGTTTGCACCAGCAGGTACAAGACGTGGTGGTGTTACTAACGCAACAGCAGCAGGTTATATTAATAGCGAAGGCGAATTTACAAGTGTAGCACTTAACGAAGGTCAAAGAGATACACTTTACGCACAAGCAATTAACCCAGTTACATTCCTAAGCGGAAGCGGATTGGTTGTATTTGGACAGAAAACAAGAGCAAGAAATGCAAGCGCATTAGATAGAATCAATGTAGCACGTTTAGTTGTATACTTACGTAGTCAACTTAACAAACTTGCAAAACCTTACTTGTTTGAACCAAATGACAAAATTACAAGAGATGAAATCAAAGGTGCAGCAGAAAGTCTAATGTTAGAACTTGTTGGACAAAGAGCACTTTATGACTTCCTAGTTGTATGTGATGAATCAAACAACACACCAAGTAGAATAGATCGTAATGAACTATATCTTGACATTGCAATTGAACCAGTTAAGGCAGTAGAATTTATATTCATTCCACTTAGACTTAAAAATACAGGAGAAATTGCAGGACTTTAATTAGGTGATAGACCCCTGAAATATGGGGTCGACACTTTGATAAATACTAGCAACAGGAGAAAAATAGAATGGCAATCTCAACATTATCAAAAATTACAGTTCCTTTAGCAAGCGATACAAGCGCAAGCAATCAGGGACTTTTAATGCCAAAACTACAATATCGCTTTAGAGTGACATTGGAAAATTTTGGTGTAACAAACGCAACAACAGAATTAACAAAACAAGTTATTGATGTTACCCGTCCTAACATAACATTTGAAGAAATTACACTAGACGTGTATAACTCCAGAAGTTACTTAGCAGGTAAACATACTTGGGAACCAATTACATTGAATGTACGTGATGACGTAAGTAACAATGTACAGAAACAAGTAGGCGAGCAACTACAGAAACAGTTTGACTTCTTCGAACAGTCAAGTGCAGCAAGTGGTATTGACTACAAGTTCCTAACACGAATTGAAGTATTAGACGGTGGTAACGGTGCAAATGAAGTAGGTGTTTTAGAAACATTTGAACTTTATGGCTGTTTCCTAAATAATGCTAACTACAACACACTAAACTATGCAACAAGTGATGCAGCTACTATTGCACTATCAATTAGATATGATAACGCAATTCAAACTCCAGTAGGTCAAGGAGTTGGTACAACAATTGGCAGAACAGTCAACACGTTAGTTACCGGCGGCGGCGTATAATAAACGCTAACTAGATTGCTATTCAAATAAGAAAAGGAAGTCGGAAACGTCTTCCTTTTTTTTATATACGCACATAATCCTTTAGGATAAATATTAGTATGGCAAATAAGTTAAACGGATTCTTAGACAATTTTTTCGGTGGTGCTCTAAACCCTAAGGGTAACTTAGGCGACTTTGCACATGCTTCTAGATTGTATGTAGACGATGCATTTAGGCTAGCCCCTAAAACAAAGTTTCTTTATTTTGTAAATTTTAATTTTTACAAAGATGACAAGCACGATGTTTTAGCAGGGTTTCCAAAGATGCAAAATAGACACAGAGCAGAAATAAACATGCTCGTAAAAAGTGTTGACCTTCCACAATACAGATCAGCTGTTGAAGTAAAAAATGCTTACAACAGAAAAAAGAACGTACAAACACGTATAGATTATACTCCTGTTAGTCTTACAATGCATGACGATAATAATGGTCTAACAACTATGCTTATGGAAGCATACTATAGATATTACTATAGAGATAGCAACATATCCAATATTACAGCAAGTTATGACCCACGTTCAGCTTACAAAGAAGCAAATGGTAGAACATACCGATTTGGTCTTGACAATGACAAAATGGTGCCTTTCTTTAAAGACATAAAATTATATCAATTTAGCAGACACGAATATACAGAATACACGCTTGTTAATCCACTTATCGAAAGTTGGGGACATGATACTATGGATCAAACAGACGGTTCTGGTATAGCAGAAAACAAAATGACTATTAACTATGAGGCTGTATTGTATAGTAGAGGTAAAGTAGGCGAAGATAGTCCTGCAACGTTTGCAACAGATCATTACGATACTTCACCAAGTCCATTAAGTGTAGCAGGCGGAGGCGTAGCCAGTTTGTTTGGTGGAGGCGGAGTACTTGACGGTGCATCAAGTGTGCTAGGCGATATTACTGGCGGCACTTTTGGTTTAGGTAGTGTACTTACACTTGCTAATACTGTTAAGAATGCAAAAAAATTAAGTAGTGATAGTCTTAAAGCAGAAGGTTTAAGTATTTTAACTGGAGCCATTACAGACGTAGGCAAAAAAGGATTAGGCGGATTACCAGGTATATCAGTTCCTAAGACTAACGGCAATGGCGGCAGTGCAGCTACTACAACTGCTACATCAAATAGTGCAACTAATAATTCTGCACTTTCAGCAGCAAAAGTTGGCGCGGCACAAGTAGCAAATAACTTACCCCAAACAACAGGCGGAGGTACCTAATGGTACAAGGAAATTTACCACAACGAGGTTACAATAATAGTGACGAACCAGTTAGAGAATTTTTTGATACTTATTATCAAAATAAATTAGAATTTCCTAGCAATGATGTAGATGCTGTATTGGCATATTTTGGCAAGCGCGGCTTTGAAGATAGAGCCAGTGCAAGTGTTGCTAGTATACTTCTACAACAAGCAAAACTAGATGGAGTTCCGGTATTTAGATTACTTGACACATTAACAGGTTTAAATGAAACTCAACTTAGTGCGTTAGTTACAGAAATATTAAACTATGCTAGAGGAAAAACAAGTACTCTAGGTTTTCAAGTACCAATAGAAACTAACATTATAGAGTCCAGAAACATAGAAGTTTTTGAGGACTAGAAATGGGCAGATTCGCTCAGGGTAAATTTAATCTAAAAAATCCTGACAAATACTCAGGCAACAAAACTCCTACATACAGAAGTAGTTGGGAATTTGCATTTATGCGGTTTTGTGACGAACATCCAAGTGTAGCTCAATGGGCTAGTGAATCAATAAAAATTCCATATAGACATCCTTTTACAGGAAAGCATACTATATATGTACCTGACTTTTTTATAGTGTATGTAGACAAAAACGGCAAACAAAAAGTTGAACTAATAGAAGTTAAGCCAGCAAATCAAACAATTAAAGAAAAAGTAGGCAGATCAAAAGTAAATCAAGCGGCATGGGTAGTAAATCAAGCCAAATGGGGTGCAGCACAAGCATGGTGTAAACAAAAAGGTATCTTTTTTAGAATAGTAAACGAAGATGATATTTTTCACCAAGGCAGAAGAAGATAAATAATACTAGTAGTTAATAGGAAGTACTATGACGAAAAAATTAGAAGAAATGTTAGATTTACCAGAGTCTAAAGAAATAATACAAGAAGCAATGGCCAAAGAAGAGCCTAAGCCTATCGCACAGCATAGAGAAACATTACGTGATATTGCTGAGTTCGATAAGATTAGTTCAGCATTACCTGCAGTAAAAGGGTTAGGTCAAATGGCGGATGTCGAACTTAACGACATTGCTGACAGAGCATTAACAGCATACGAAGATTTAATGGATCTTGGTATGAATGTTGAATCACGTTATAGTGGTCGTGTATTTGAAGTAGCAGGCGGCATGTTAAAAACAGGGCTTGATGCTAAGATAGCAAAACTAGACAAAAAACTAAAAATGGTTGATTTACAACTTAAAAAAGAAAAATTGGATAAAGACAGTGGCGCCGTAGATGACAGTATGGTCAACGGAGAAGGCTATGTTGTAACAGATCGCAACAGTCTATTAGAGAAACTAAAAAGCGTCCAATCAGATAAATAATATATATAGGAAAATTACAATGGCGTTTGAAAAATTTTTAGCAGAAGCAAAAAAGGTGTATCCTTTTAAAATCGGTATAGCTGGAGAACTTCCAGAAGGCTGTGAGGACATGTTAAAAACATGCTTAGAAAAGTATGGAGTTAACAATATAACTTCAGGCAAGAAAACACCTATTCAAGAACGTCCGTTAGATTTTCCTCAACTACAAAATATGGAAGTTACATATTTTGAAACAGAACTTAATTATCCAACAACAACTCAAGTACTCCAAGAGTACTTAGGTCAATGCTGTGGTATAGACCAATCTTACATCATTGTTAGAAACCCAATGGAACCACAAGAGCAATATCAAGAAGAAACACAAGACGGTGAGTATGTTGCAAAACTAACTACCGAAGAACTAGAAAGCGTTGACGGCCAGGGCGAAGTTGCAAGCAACAGAGTAATGGACTTGTTAAAAGAGTTAGAAACAGCTCGTAAAGAGCGTAGTTTTGATACTGTCGACGGACCAGTTGGTGAGTCAAGTGATATCGACAACAGCGAAAACACTAAAAGCGCAATAGGGAGCTAATTATGAATATGAAAGATATGATTCAGCGTATGACAGATATTGAATCTACAAAACAACAATTAAATGAAAACGAAGCAGGTATGCCGCCTATGGGTGCGCCAATGAGTGCTCCAGCAATGGACCAAGGCAATCCTGTAACAATTAACGTATCAATGAATGCTAGTGGTAAAGAACATGTAGCAGACTTATTAGATATGATGAAAAACGCAGGACTAAATGACGCAGAACCTGTAAGTGCAAAAACACTTTCACCACGTTTAGACATGGAGCGTTTAGCAGGTATAATGGACAAACCAGAAATTCCTGGTAAAGATGATGTAGAAGGCGACAAAGACGTTAGTGCAAGTAGTTGTAGCGACGATGTTGATTTAGATGGCGAAGAAGGCATTGAAGAATTTGCTAATTCACCAGAAGGTTCAGAAGGCGATCCAGACTATAAAGATCATCATTATATGACTAAAGATTTAAGCGGCGGTATTAATCGTAAAAAGAAACAATACAAAGCTGCACAGCCAGGCGATAATGCAATGGCAATGGAAGGTATTAAAGAGCATCTTTATAACTTACTAGCTGAAAAGAAAGGCAAGCCAGACTTTTTAGATCTAGATAAAGACGGCGACAAGAAAGAGCCAATGAAAAAAGCTGCTAAAGACGCAGGCAAAGACAAAGGTAGCAAACCTAAAAAAGGTCAAGTACCTCCACAGTTCCAAAAAGAAGCAATGGAAGAGAAAAAAGAGAAGTGTCCAGAATGCGGCAAAAAAGGTAAAGTTAAATTGATGGCTTGTGCCAGCTGCGGCTGTAAATAAGTAATAAAAATACTACTAGCTCTCACAACTCAAATAGCGACTCCGGTCGCTATTTTTTTCACTAAATATTATTATGGCAACTAAAAGTTTAGATGGTGTTCTCACCAAGAAAGCAAATCAGAAAGAAACATTTACTGAATCTCAGATCGAAGATCTTGCTAAGTGTATGGACCCTGATTTAGGATACTTATATTTTGCAGAGAGATTTGCATATATTCAGCATCCTGTACAAGGCAAACTATTGTTTGCTCCGTTCGAATACCAGTTACGATTAATGCATTCATATCACAGTTATCGTTTTAACATTAATATGATGCCTAGACAAACAGGTAAAACTACGTGTGCAAGTATATATCTTGCTTGGTATGCTATGTTTAATCCAGATCAAACTATTCTTGTAGCGGCACACAAGTACACTGGCGCACAAGAGATTATGGCACGTATACGTTACGTATACGAAACTTGTCCTGATCATATTAGAGCAGGTGTTACTAGTTATAACAAAGGTAGTATTGAGTTTGAAAACGGTTCACGTATTGTAGCACAAACTACAACAGGTAACACAGGACGTGGTATGAGTATATCATTACTATACTGTGACGAGTTTGCATTTGTGCAACCTAATATTGCTGAAGAATTTTGGACTTCAATATCACCTACACTAGCAACAGGTGGTCGTGCTATTATTACTAGTACACCTAACAGTGACGAAGATACATTTGCAACTATTTGGAAGCAAGCAGAAGAAAAGTTTGACGAACACGGTAATGAACAAGAATTAGGCATAAACGGATTTCATAGTTTTGTTGCCCAATGGGATGAACATCCTGATAGAGACGAAGAATGGAAAGTCCAAGAAATAGGACGTATAGGCGAAGAAAAGTTTAGACGTGAATATGGTTGTGAATTCTTAGTATTTGATGAAACATTAATATCAAGTATACATCTTGCAACCATGGAAGGTGTAAGTCCTATATTAAATATGGGGCAAACACGTTGGTACAAGAAGCCAACTTCAGAATATACATATGCTGTCGCACTTGACCCTAGTATGGGTACAGGTGGAGACTATGCCGCAATACAAGTGTTTGAACTACCTAGTTATACACAGGTAGCAGAATGGCAACACAACACTACAGCAATACCTGGACAAATAAGAGTACTAGCAGACATTTGTAAGTACATACAGTCCGAGACTAATAACGAAAATGGTGTATATTGGTCTGTAGAAAATAATGGTATTGGAGAAGCGGCACTAATCGTTATAAACGATTTTGGGGAAGAGAATATACCAGGCCTATTTGTGTCTGAACCAATTCGAAAAGGCCATGTACGTAAATTCCGTAAAGGATTTAACACAACACATGGCACAAAAATAACAGCATGTAGTAGATTAAAAACAATGGTTGAAGGCGACAAAATGATTGTGCATAGTAAACCATTGTTATCTGAACTAAAGGCATTTGTTGCCACAGGTTCTAGTTTCCAAGCCAAAGTAGGACATCATGATGATTTAATAAGTGCAACGTTGCTTGCTATAAGAATGATGGCTGTACTTAAAGACTGGGATCCTAGAATTTATAATACGTTTAATCAGGCAGAAGATTTAGAAGATTATGAACCACCAATGCCTATCTTCGTTAGTAGCAACTATTGATAAATACATTATGCAGAATATAGATATCATAGCAGAAGAATTGTTTTCAAAAATCAGGGGTAGATTTCCTGGGGTAACAATTGGCGACCAAGAAGGTAATGTTACACAAGAACCTAAACAAGCAAGATTCTTTGAATTTCCGTTTAGAGAAGCAGATGCTGACGTAGGCAAAGTAAGCATATCACTATCAGAAGAAGATGGTGTAGTTATTATGCACAACAAAGATGTAGCAGAAAACAATGTAAGTAAAAGCACATGGTATGACTTCTTAAAAGAATTAAGAACTTTTAGTAAAAAACGTTTACTAAATTTTACAACTAGAGACATAACAAAGTCTAACTTAGAAAAAAGAGACTATAAATATCTTGCACAGCGATCCGGAGATAGCAACATGACAGAATCAAAATTATATGGCACATCTAAGATAAGTTATCAAGATGTTGGAGAAGCCAGACTAGTAATTAAGCACAACGAAAGTATTGATCAAACTTCACCTACAGGACGTAATAGAAGTATTGGTAGAATATATGTAGAATCACCACAAGGTGAACGCTTCTTATATCCATACAAACATTTAAGTGGTGCAAGAGCAATGGCACGTCACGTTGCAGAAGGCGGCAATGCTTATGATGATTTTGGTAAGCACATTACAAGCCTAAGCGAAGAATTAGCAAAACTTAGAAAGTTCAAAAATTACATGGGTCGCTCTAGTGTAATGGCAGAAAGTCTAAGTGAGTATATGGACGTTGTTAAAGAACGTGTTGTGACAGTT